GGTAACTGGTTTGATCCATTAGTTTTTGTATCTAAATAACAGGTTAGTGTACCTGACATTTGTCTTGACCCACTAAATGAACCGATTGGTTGGTCAATAACACCAAGTGTTTCAGGTGTCAAATAAGTAATATTATTTGTAATCGTTAAACTTCCACCTGTGATAGCTATATCATAAGTTTTAGAATCTAATCCACCTGCTGATTTACCTCCACCCTGTGCTGTTACTCCTAGAGTTAACTGTGATAGTTTATTTCTAAGATAATCTGCATCAGTAGTTGAAGTAGTATCAACATAATTAAATTTCTCTACTCTTGTTGCATCAGTTGATGTTGCATCAGAACCTGCTGGTTTGGAATGTACTGCCTTTGAAGGGTCTTCAATAGCACTTGACACTTGGTCAATACTTGTACAATTTCCTGACCAACTTAGTGTTGCAATACCATCAATAGCAAAATCAATTTCTACTTGGTTTACTTGACAGTCATTAAGTCTGTAAGTTGTATTTTCTAGTGCAAAGAAAATGGATAGTTTTAGCAATTCGTGATGGTCACTTCTTAAGAAGGATACATCTGCGTCAGTTGAATCACATGTTACTGCAGTTGCTGATGTGCCGCTTAAAGCACCTCCAGTTATATCTTTACCCGCGATTGCTGCCCAAAGAATATTTTCAACCATGTCATGTTTACCACTAGTTCTGAAACTATTAGTTCCATGTTTGAAAGGTCTTGCATAAGTTTGAAAAGACCATTCACCTGGTGATAAAGAATCGTTGAATCTTTTTGAGCTTCTTCTTGGGGAAGCACCTGCTTCAGTAACTGTGATGTCTGAGGATTCGTTTGCTTGAGAAAAACTATATCCATCTAATACACCAATTCTAAAAGTATTTGCGTCGTTTTCGTTACCTACAAATAACCCTGTTCCTGTTCTGCCACCTTCAGCAGTAGTTCCAGAGGTTACTCCGTTAATAGTAAGGATTAGACCATTTGCGCCACTACCTGTGGAGGCAGTTGAAGTAACTGTATTATTGTCTGCATAGCCTGAGCCCCTAAAGTTATTTGGAATAAATACTTCAGTTACTGCTCCACTGTTTACAGCGGCAACTATACATTTGAAATTAGTACCAGAACCATTAGTTGTGCCAAAAGTAATTATGTCACCTACGGCATGACCAGAGTTTGTACCTGCAATTTGATCGACTGTTAATACGTTACCTCCAGCAGATGTTACTCCATTTACTGAACTAACAAATACTTTGGTATTTCTCGATAGATTTAAAGCCATTGCTTTCTCCTATATTTATCTTTGGAAAGGATTCCGCATCACATTAATGAGCGTCTTCGTTTCCTAATATCGTACTTCGACTGTGAGTTCGCCGATTCCTAATGGTTCTATAACTCCTTCATCAGTACTAATCGATTCGATTGTTAGTGAAGTTGTTTGTTCATTAGGTGAAACTGAGTCGTCATACACCAAAACATCATTATCGTCGATTACTCTTTCAATATCTTCGAGTAATAATGCTAATTCTTCTTGAGCATCATCTTCATTATGAACATATGCTCTTATCGTTAAAGTTAAAAATCTCCATTTGTATGCACTAGGTAAATACTGTCTTGTTTCATCTCCCGCTACTACACATACTTTTGGATATTGTTCTATTTCATCTAAAAATTTCATCTTTGCGCTTACATTATCAAAAACGTTTAGATTAAAAGGGTGAGAGCCATCTATTTGTTTTAATTTATCGGCCATAGCTAAAGCAATCTTTTTTCGTTTAGTTCTATAAGTTGCCATTACTCTCTCCTAAGTGTAAATTTTTGTTCTGTATATTGTGCTGCCAAATTTCTTATACTTTTTGTTATAAGAGGTTTTGGATTATATCCTGTAGGCCATCTTTTCGGTCCTTGGTTTTCAAAAGTTTCATAGGGGTCAAATTGATATCTATACTCTCCTATTAAAGTCTTTGGTCCTTGTCTTAACTCGGATAACTCAACACTATTTGAGAATCTTCCAGTCTGATTTATTAGTGCTGGTCTTCCCATATTTCTTCTTACTTCTGCAGGTAATCTTCTATTTATCTGCAATCTTAATTTATTAATTTCTCTTTGTGATCCTCCAGATTCTCTTGTTTTTTTACTTACTTTTCTAGGAGGTATCACAGGCATTCTTAATCCTACTTTAGCTGAAGCCAAGGCTACTGCTGATTTTGCAATAGGATTTTTAATTTTAGCCTTTGTTCTTTTTCTTTTTCTAGTAGTAGCTTTATAAGCTTTTGGTTTTTTGCCAACTGCAACTTGTGTAAGTTGATTTACTATTTCACTTTGCATTGGTTTAGACCCTTCAATATTTGCAAAGTCGTTAATAAATTGGGTTAAAAACGTAAGTAAATTACTTCCATCTATTTGTGCAGACTTTCTTAAATCACTGCTACTAATTAATTTACCTAATCTACTTTCTAATTTACTTTTTTTACTTTGGTCTTCAAGAACTAAATCTTGACTAGCTTGTCCAGATAAAACATCTATTAGCTTTTCTTTAATTAATAAATGTTCATATTGATCAACAGTGTCAAAATATTCTTGAGTAACATCAGTTAGTGTAACAAGATTTTTTGAATTTTTAACTAAATTACTTCTAGTAATTGCTATTGCTACAGTATATAATGCTCTATAAGTCTCTGATAAAGCCCCTAATCTTGGTAAACTCATAATTCCCCCACGACCATCTGCCGTACGGCCTTGTCCTATTGATGCAACTCTTGTAAATGCTTTTCCTTGTCTTTTTAATTTTTCTAAAAAAGTATATACTATAAATAAGTGTTGTGACATAACGCTAAAATCTTGGTGACTTTGTTGTAAGCCACTTAGACTAGAAGGATTTACTGCTCTAACTAGGTTATTAAACTCTATTCTAATCATTTGAGTACTTACTAAAATTTGATTTGCATACTCTTGTAAATCAGTTTTAAAGTTAGATAAATCTGGATTAGTAATATAAGCATTTACTATATTTTCGTAACCTATAATTGCATTTTTTAAGTCTTCATGCTTAGTGCCTTTTAATAACTTAAAATACTCTTCATATAAGTGGAGAGCCGTTCCAGTTTCTTTTTCAATAATATCTCTATTTCTAGTAGTGCTTTTAGTTAATAAATCATCAGCATATTGAAAAAATTTTTCTAAGCTAGTTTCTGCTTTTAACTGTAGTTCTTCAATTCTAGTTTTAACTGTATTACTCATTTATAAACTTTATAAAAATCAAGTATTCTTTTTATATGGTCTGGAAAACCTATGTTTTCTCTAAGACTAGTAGATACATCATTTCTTACTGTTGCTCCCGCAATAGTCATTCCACTCTTTCTTTCATCTTTTAAGTAGTACTTAATTAAATCAAAACAAGCAAGTTTTAAATCATCTGGAGTACTTGCATATCCTGACCTATAAACAACTTTAACTGCTTTTAAACCTTTTGGAAATGCTTTATCTCCTGTAGCTGTAGTTCTCCTTACTAAATCTAGCTCAGTGTCTACAATATACTCATATTTTCCACTAGAGTCTGAATTTTCTGTAATTAAAGTAACATAACTTTCAGCTTGACTTTGTCTTTCTTGTACTTGACTTACACTTATGAGAGGACTTTCATCTACTAATACTGCAGTAGTAAAAGTATCCTTTATATCAAAAAACTCTGTTTTATCACTTGAATAGTGGTCTATAAAACTTGTTCCGCAGTAAGTTTTCACTGCTTGACTTATGGAAGGAATAATAACATTCAGCTTTGCATCTTCGTTCAGGCCTTTAATACCTGCGAAGTCTTTATATTGTTGTAATGTTACTAAGTTTGCCATAATTCATAAAAGTGAGGGGATTGGCTCCCCTCAAGCCTCAAAACTTTAGCTATTAACTAGCTTTATAACTTCTGATGTGAACTGATGTAGCCCCATCGATTAAGTCAGTGAAACCAAGTCTTTGTGAAGCCACAAGGACTCTTCTTTGGTTTTCAACATCATAGTCTGATTCGACAGTGACGCCTCTTAATCTTGGCATTACATAGTTTCTTGGGTAT